AATAGATTGCGGCACTGGCAGGCACTGGGATACCGACCTGAACATATGCGTAGATGACACTAAGGCGGCACTAGTCTGTCCTGCCGGTGAGCATGAAGAAGCCGGTATATGCGTAAAAGACACTGTTACCCCTCCGGTATGCGCTGAAGGGTTTGAGCTAAATGACGCCAAAGATGCTTGTATTCCTGTGGTTACGGTTGTAGATAAAAAGTGTAATGCTGGATTTGTCTTTGACGAAGCTGAACAGAAATGCGTACCGATAGATTGCGGCACCGGCTATCACTGGGATCCTGAGCTTAATCAATGCATGGAAGATACAGTTACGTGCGGCGCTGGTTATCATTGGGATTCAGAACTAAATCAGTGCATGGAGGATACGGTTCAATGTAGCGCTGGCTATCACTGGGATCCCGAACTAAAGCAGTGCATGCAAGATACGCCTGCTGCATGCCCAACGGGGTATACCCGTAACTCAGAGGGTGTCTGCGTTCTAAATACGCCTACCACCTGCCCAACTGGGTTCCACAAAGATAGCACGGGGAATTGTGTAGCGAATACCAAGACGGGGACAACCACCACGCTTCCGACAATTACTGGCGGCACTACCACCACTACAGAGACTCCGTTTTACGCCGGAGCTATGGACGAGTTTGATTTATTTGCCACGATGGATGAGTTGTTGCATCCAAAAGCTCAGCAAAATCCGCAAGAGGATACTAAAATGGCTGATGGCGGGTATTTAGATCACATGCTGGCGGAGCCAATGTCGGTGGACGATCTGCTAAAACTCTTACGCTAAAGGAATTGATATGGTCATGGTTTGCACACAGGTAGATACAGGCACTACTGACAAGTACGGAGATCCGGTCTACGAAACCCAATGCTCTGATGATGGGACTGAAAACCCAGATACCACCACGCAAGACCCCAATGAGAACTTTATTCCTTCGTGGGAGAACAGAACAGTAGCAGATACACCGTTTGACTACAACGAATTTATCAGAACCCATCCTGATTTTGCGGACGGGATCGCTAGTTCTGGTTTAACTGATGCGGAAAAAGCCACCATAGCCGAGCTTAAGAAAGACCCAAGCGTCTTTGACAAAATTTTAAAGCAGGGTAAAGCGGTTTTTGTTAATTCAGATGGTACGTTAAATTGGGCGGCATTGGCAACCACCGGACTGGCGGTCAAGAACATGATAAGTGGTCAAGGGTCGTCCGCTGGCTACAATAAAGCGGTTCCAGTAGTAGATGCCACACGCGCTCAACTGCAATATGATGATCCAAATCGCGCTCCCGGATCTGGTGGTCGGCAGTACCTTACCGATACACAGTATTCTAAAACTGGTGATCCAGTAGCTTCAGCAGCAGCAAAAACTGCCACTGAAGGGCAGGCAGCAGGCATACTAGGCGCATACAGGCCGGTGGCTGCTCCCGCAGTAAACCCGTGGGCGGGAAAAATGAAAACTAGCTGGAATTCAGCGCCTGTTGCGGCTAAAACCAATGCTGCCAATACTACGGCGGCGAGTGAAAACCAGACTGATTACGATAAAACGTTTGAGGGTATTCAGCAACTGCTTGGCAGAACAGGCTCACAAGGGATCCCAGACGAGTATAAGAAATATGTCAATGTTGATGACACTGGGGTGGCGGCTCCCGGTACGTCTATTGGTGATTTTTCCGGTACAACAGACAAGAGACAAAGACAAGGCCCGGGAAGTATTGTAGATGAGGGTTTTAGTAGGGGCTATAACCCACAAACACCAGAAGAAATAGCGGCTGGGCGACGAGACTTGGATGAAAAAATTGCAGCTAATTCACAAACTGCCCAGTCTCAGGCTGGGGATATGCAAAAAATGGCCGATTCTATGCAAAGACAATATGCTCAAGGTGGCTTAATGGCTGCACATGGACGATATCTACAAGGCGGTACAGACGGGATGGCGGACAAGATTCCAAGCAGTATTGATGGCGACCAGCCTGCTGCCTTGAGTCATGGTGAGTTTGTTATTCCTGCTGATGTGGTTTCACATTTAGGCAACGGCAACTCAGACGCTGGTGCAGAAAAACTGTACGAAATGATGGCCCGTATTCGCAAGGCCCGCACTGGGAACTCGGATCAGGGTAAGAAAATCAACCCAGACAAGTTCATGCCCGGTGGTTTGGCTAACTCCAGCTACGCTACTGGCGGTAATGTCCAGCATTTTGATACCGGCGGCATCCCCTTAGATGTATCCACATCTAAAGGTCTAGCTCCTTGGGCTGGCGATTATGTGACTAATATGCTGGGAGAGGGCGCTGCTTTGGCTAAAGCCCCGATGCAAGTTTATGGTGGGCCACTTACGGCAGGTGCATCTAACCTACAGCAGCAAGGGTTTGCGGGAATTAGCGATGTAGCACAGGCTGGGTACGATCCCGCTAAATTTACTTCTGGTACGTTTGACACTACTGCTGCGAATAAGTACATGAACCCGTACTTGCAAGCATCGCTCAACCCACAGTTAGCAGAAGCTCGTCGTCAGTCTGAGATCACGCAACTGGGTAATGCTGGTAGAGCTACGCAAGCCGGTGCGTTTGGTGGTGGTCGCCAAGCTATTATGGACGCAGAATCGCAGCGTTCACTGGGCGCAAACCTTGCCAACATCACTGGTACGGGCTACAACACGGCTTATGATAAAGCCCAGCAACAGTTCAATACTGAGCAGGGTCGCAGTATGGACGTTCAAAATGCTGAAGAAGCTTCTCGCAAATACAGCGCAGACTACGGGCTTAAATCTTTGAGTGATTTGATGGCTGCTGGTGCAACAGAGCGCGGGATTGCTGCAGAAGGCATTGCTGCAGACAAGAAACAGTTTGAAGAGCAAGCTCAGCATCCGTTCAATATGGTGGAGTTCCAACGCAAGTTGGTTGAAGGACTTCCGATTGGGTCGTCAACAGTCAGTACTAATCCAGATGACATCTCCAAAATTAAATCAGACATAGCTGGATTGGCAGCTATGTATCAAACTTTGTCTAATCTTGGCATTAAACCTGCGAACTGAAGGTTAAATTATGAATCTCGTTAAAGCACAAGAATACGCGCAAGCACTTCCCCTTGCCGAATTGCAAAAATACGCAAACGGGCTTGACCCGGATATGCTACCGGCATGGCTTGCCACTGCCGAGATACAGGCTAAAGAAAAACGCAGCCAAATGGCAAACAATTTGCGTGGAGCCGCGCAAGGCCCCCAGCCTAGCATCAAAGAACAGATTGAGCAAAAGGCTGGGTTGATGGCAGCGCAACAGCCGGGAATGACTCCCGGTGCCCCACAAATGCAGCCCCAAGCGCCACCTACTATGATGGCTGCTCATGGTGGGTTAACGCGTCTACCCTCACACTTTAACTTTGACGGCGGCGGCATCGTAGCATTCGCTACTGGTGATAAAGTTAAAGAACCAGAAGAAAGTTTAAGCGAGCGGTATGGGGCGATTCCAAAACTTGCTGCGGAATTTGGAGTGCCAATTTGGATGTACCGCCAAGCCGCAGAAGTCGCATCACAAACAGGCACTACTGTTGGGCAAATCCTAAAGACTATGTTGGGCGACGCTGCGGGAAGTGCGGCAAACGTAGCCAAAGTAGCTGGTACGGCTCCCGGCCTAGCAGTTCTGGCGGGCGGTATACCCGCTACTCAGTTTGCAAATGACGTAATGGCAAACAACCCTAAGTTGCAAGAAGCGTATGCCGACATGGGGGCTATGGGCGGCGCTATGGATCCAGAAGGTGCTATGGCTGCAGCTATGTACCAACAAGCGGCTGCTAACAAAACTAAAGCTACGCCCACTATTCCTGAAGATTTGGGACGTGAGGGCACCAGAGTGGGTAGGGGGATTGATAGTTCCCCCAATCTTGTTTTAGGTTCGGGCAAACCACCCGGCGCTCCTAGACCCCCGGGTTTACCCGGAGCCGCTAAACCTCCCGTTGCTGGCAGCCCCCCAGCAGCCCCAGCAGGGCCACCCCCAGACAGCGCACAAGCTATGGCTATGCAGGCGCTTAAAGAACAGGCCATCCCCATGACGCAGGATGCCGCTATTGCTGAGCGTCGGGCTGGGGAGAAAGCTTTTGGTTTGGATAAACCTGCCGGTGAAGACCAAATGGCTCGGATTGACGCGCTCAATAAAAAGTATGAAAGTTCTAAACCAACAGGTTTGCAAGAGCTAATTCAAATGCTGGGGCAGTCTAGTCAGTACAAAGGTATGTCCGGTATGGCTCCTGCATACACCGCTATGGAAGCCCAGAAACGTGCCGCCGATTTAGCGCATGCCAAGGAGATCAACACACTGATGAGTGGCGTAGAAGGCACTCGCCGTGGAGAATCTACTGCTGGTCTGACTGGCGCTGGCACTACATTGGAGAAAAACCGGGAGCAGACTAACACGCTCAACAAAGAACGCATGCAGAGCTTGGCGGCTATGGCGGGCAATGAAACCCATGAGCGCTCAAGCAGATATACGGCTGATATGCATTACAAAGCGGCTATGGCTCAAGCGGCTAATGCAGACCGACGTCAAGATGCGGCTGAAAAACGTGCCGTTATGGATTCATTTAAGGTACGTCTCGCCGCCATCGACCGTGAGCTGGTGCCGCTAGAGAAGTCTATGATGCAAAAAGACAAAGACCTTGCTGCGGGATACCGAGCTGAAAAAGCCGGTTTAACTAAAGCATTGGACGAAGCTTCAGGAATAGCTACAATGGTGCCAGCCCCTAGCGCAACACGCCCTAGCGGAACCAAACCACCACTAAGCTCATTCCAGAGGTAGCACAATGGCATTTGACGTCAACGCCGCACGAAAAGCCGGGTACTCAGACCAAGATATTGCAGAGTACTTAGGGCAACAAAAGAAATTCGATGCGGCGGGGGCGATCAGTGCTGGTTATGCCCCATCTGAGCTTATCAACTACCTAAACCCAAAAGAATCCACGATCGGCAGTGAGCTGGTCCGTGGCGGCAAGCAAGTTTTATCCTCTGCCCGTACTGGTTTAGAGAGCTTGTTTGACAAAAACAAAGCAGCTACCGAAGGTGTTGCCCGTAGCGAAGCCATTGGACAAGAAGCCGGTATCGGCCCATCGCTAGACGCCGTACAAAAAGCATATCAAGACAAAGGCGTACTGTCTGCCGCAGGTGAAGCCGTATCTCAAATCCCTCGTGCGTTGGCTGGGCAGGGCGCAAACCTTGCCACCATGTATGCCGGAAGTAAAGCAGGTGCCGCTGCTGGTGCCCCGTTTGGTGTACGAGGCCGCATCGTTGGTGGTGCAGCGGGTGCAGCGGGTGCATTGCTTCCTCAGTTTATGGGGCAGACTGTTGAGACCCAAGCCGGTGAGCAGATGGAGCGTGGCGAAGCCGTAGATATCGACCGTACTAAAGCATACACAGCCGCCGCTGGTATGGCAGCGCTAGAAGGTGCAGGTACTGCATTTACCTTAGGTAAACGAGTTGTCAAAGGTATTCTTGGCATTGCTGATGATGCCGCCCTCGTTACAGCCAAATCACAAGCCGAGTTAGTCAAAGCCGCCGAGCGTTCGCTGGCTGCATCTGTAGGGCGTGGTGTTACCCGTGGTACTGCTGAGATACCCGTAGAAGTTGGGCAAGAGATTATTGATCGCTACCAGTCGGGTCAAGACCTGACCTCCCCCGAAGCTATCAAGGCGTATGGCGAAGCCGCATACATGGCGACTTTAGTGGGCGGCACTGTTGGTGGTGTATCTGGTCCGTTAGAGCGCAGTCAAGCCCGTGGTCAAGTCGAACAACAGAAACGTGAAGCTCAACAGACCGCCGCAAGAACTGAACAGGAACGTATTGCGGGGCAGGGTGCCCAGTTACCGCCCGAAGCGCCCGTAGGTACACAAGGTACGTTGTTTACCAAAGAAGATTTAGCGGGGGTAGACAAACGGAAAGGGGCTACGATTGAGCCTACGCCTGTGCCACCACAGACACCGCGTCCCCCTACACCTCCCGCAGCACAGGGCGAACAACTCGGCCTAGGTTTAGACTTTGAGCGTGACTATGCTGACCTCGTGAAAGAGCGTGAGCGTCTTAAGCAGGCTCCACAGACCCCCGAAGTTAAGGCGCGTATAGCCGAACTGACAGACCAAGTAGAGTCCTTGCATGAGATGGAGATTGGCAAGATTCGCGCAGAGAAAACGCTTGATACGGAGGCCAAAGATAGGTTTCCCGGACTTACCGCAGAACCTACGCAGGCTGGGTTGTTTCCTGAGATTGACGTTGTTCGGCCTACGCCCGAAGCGCCCCCTGCACCACGAACCGCTGCAACCGCTAATGACGCGCAGGCTATACAACGCGCCCAAGACCAGCAAGCGCAAGAGGCTGCAGACGCCGCGCAAAAAGAACAAGAGCGCAAGGGCGGTCAGTATCGGCTGCCATTGCGTACGGTGCCCGAAAGTAGGGACGTAGGACGGGGCTTAACTATCCCAGCACGCCCCGATGAACTCACCATGCAGGACTTAGAAGACATCGGATTTCCAATGCGTTCTGCCAAAACATGGTTGGAACAAAACGTTGTTGGTAAGACACCGGCTGAGATTCAAGTACTTGTAGCTAACAATCCTGACCTATTATTAGAAAAGGGTACTCGCGCTCAGATATTAAAATACCTGACTGCGCCCGTACCTGAAGGATATAAGGAGGCACCCCGTGTCACGCCCATTACCCCGCCGAATAAGCCTCAGCAACAACCTCAGCCCAGAGGAGGTAAGCCAAGCGTGGGAGTACCTAGTCAGCCTGCCGGAGTACAGCCCGTTCAACCCGGAGCCGGAGTTTCCCCCGCCGCCAGAGCACCTACAGCACCTGTCGGACTCGGACTGGCACCTGCTGGACAACCTGCTGGCACGGGAGTTGTCCCTAAAAGCGCACCTGCCCCTACACTAAAATCAAATGCACCTGAAACACCAACGGTGGCTGCTAAACCGGCTCCTGCGCCTACCCCTGCCAAAGTCGTGGAAACACCGGCTGCTCCTAAAGCTGCTGAAACTGTAAAGAGCCGATACGAACGACTGCTAGATGTTTCTAATAACGAGTCCATACCCGTTGCAACGCGCAAGCAAGCCGAAAAACAAATGGACTTGTTGGATGACCCAACAATGAACAGGGGCAAGGCAGACCGCAAAGCTAACGAAGACTACGCCGATAGATTCTTAACTCGTGTAGAAGGGCTTAAGTCAGTCGCCATTGCCGAAGGTCAATCGTTAGACAACCTAAAAGATGAAGTTAAAAACGCCAAGGGTGTTCTAGGTACTGCCCTGCGTCGCATGGTTGAGTCCGGCAAGGTTGTGTTGGAAGATGCGCACCCATCCGGCAAAAAAATTGGCGGTGTATACGACGGCGAGAAAGTTACGCTGTATGCAAACGGAATCCCTTCCGGTCAATCCATAGCGGTTGCCTTGCATGAAGTCGGTGCTCACCTTGGCATGCAGAGATTGTTAGGTAAGAAGCAATACAACGCCGTGATTGATCGCATCTTGGATATGGTTGCCAAGGCGGATGGGTCTATCGAGGCTGATATAGCGCAGCGTGCGTACAAACGCATTCCTGTGTCTGACTTTAAGCGCGGTGTAGGGCGTGACGAGATGGTTGCCTACTTTGTTGAGGAGATGGCAAAAGCCGAAGTCGACGGTACCTTACCAAAAATTGGCCCCATGCGTGTCCTGTGGAACCAGATTAGGACTGCAATCGTTACATCAATCAACAAAGCATTAGGTACTAATTTTGGGGTAAAAGACTTCTCTGCCCAAGACATATTTGATATCGCCAAGTCGTCGTTTGTTGCTGAATCCAAGACGGAAGTAACTAAAGGCGAGGTTAAACAGATGTTCTCCGTGTCTGCGTCTACCGAGTCTTTGGTAAATTCATTAGGTGCTCTGGATGCTCAGGAAAAATCTTGGCTGGGTAAGGCTATTGACGGGTTTAAATCTAACCCCGATATTGACTACGTTACTAAGTTCCGCACACAGACTGCCGACATCGCAGCCACTATTGAGCAAAGACTTCGCACTAAGTTTGATGGCGCTGTGCGGGACTCACTAGGTAAGCTCAACCCCATGGGCTTGTATCGTCAGGCGCAAGACTACGCCAAGATGCTGCTGGAGTATTACCAAACCGGCACGCTGTATAAAGACCCAACGACTGGGCTATGGATGTCTGGAGTTGGTAAGGGCGTGCGGCCTCCAGCCGAGGTCTATGCGTTGATTGACAAGTACGCAGCAAAGAACGGGTACAGCCGTGACCGCGCAACGCAGATTGCCAGCCGTGTGCTGGAAGGTGTCCGTTTAGATGCTATGCGCACCTCTAACCGGGTAGACGGTACAACCTTTACTCTGCATCTTAAAGACGCCGAGATTAACCAACTGCTTGCTGAGTACAACGCTGACCCTGATTTGAGGGCTATGAGCAAGCTCATGGATGAAGCCCGTATTGCTATGGTCGATAACATGGTAAAGGTCGGGCGGTTAACAAAAGAAATGGGCGATGATTGGAAGAAGGTTGTTGGCTATGTGCCGTTTGACCGCATCGAAGACTTCTCAAATAACTTCCACAAAGTTAAGAAGATAAGCGGCAAGGGCTTAGCTCAAGTCGGCAAACTGCCAGAGTTGGTTGGCTCGTTGAATCGTCCGGTGGGCAATGTGTTTGATAACTACATCAACACGCTTGGTTGGATGGTCGGACAGACTCTGAAGACAGATGCCACTGTAACTACACTTCGAGCATTGGAAGACGTTGGGTTTGCTAAGTTCTTAGGGCGAAGCACGCAACAAAAAGACAATACGGTAGGCGCATACGTTGACGGTGAAATGCAATACTGGGAATTGCCAAGTAAGTACGACGTCATGGCGTTCAAAGATTTGAATGCGCCAAAACCCGGATGGCTGCGCAACATGGGCGCATTCTCCAACGTGCTGCGTAAGGCTGTAACTGTTTTGCCGCCGTTTGCGTTGAAGCAGGTAACGGACGACGTGCAACGAGCCATCTTAACGTCTGGTGTGAAGAACCCCGGCGCTTTGATCTGGATGTCTTTGACTAACTTCCCTAAGTTGGCACTTGCCGAGCTACGCGGTATCCAGCATCCGATGGTTAAAGATTTTGGGGTGATGGGCTTAACGGGTGAGTATGATTTTCAAGAAGGCAAACCCGCTATCTCATTGCTTAAAGACTTGGGATATAAAAAACGCGGTAGGTTTGAAACTATTCTGCATCGTTTAGATGGCATTACCCGTGCGTCTGATTTAGCAGTTCGTAAGGCTATCTACGACCAAACACTTAAAGAAGGTGGCGATCAACTGTTGGCACAGACCCGCGCTCGTGAGTTCATCAACTTCCGCCGCCGTGGAGCCAATGAGTTTGTAGGGGTCATGGTCACGACTATTCCATTCTTTAACGCCTATGTACAAGGTATGGATGTGCTGTACCGTGCGGCGTCGGGCAAGGACTCTAGTTCGTCCGTTGACCGCGCTCAAGCGCGTCGTTTGTTCTGGAGCCGAGCCGCCATTACGTTTATGCTTAGTTCCCTGTATGCGTTGGGTAAAGACGACGAGGATAAAGATTACCAAGACATGGACTTGCTTACTCGTGATAACAACTGGGTGTTCCCCGGCGGGTATAAGTTGTCCGTGCCGGGCGAGTTGGGTGCAATATTTAAAGTTATCCCCGAACGCATCGTAGAGTACATGCGCCGCCAAGGTACACCGGAAGAACAAGAAGCGTTTGAAGCGGTGCGTACTACATTAAGTTACATGTACCAGCAGTACATAGGGCGCGTAACTCCAATCCCACAGGCCATCAAACCTGTGATAGAAGCATGGGCAAACAAATCGTTCTTGACTGGGCGTGCCTTGGAAGGTTTCCACCATAAAGCAATGGACCCAACCGAGCGCGTAACTGAACAGACGTCTGAGATAGCCAAACTTGCGGCGGTATCGGACCTTGGCAAAGCCATATCTGAGTTTAGCAAGGCCACGATTGGTGTGGAAGTCTCTCCTATCATGGTTGACAACGCGTTGCGCGGGTACTTCGGGTCATCTGCCGCAATGCTCACAATGGTGACAGACAGCCTGCTAAACCCAACGCGAGTGGATCGCCCACTGCACAAGTATGCATTGCTTAGCAACTACCTGTACGACTCCGTTGGCACGCGCCGCATGACTGAGTTTTACGACGAACGCGAGAAAGTTGGCAAAGCCAACAACACTTTGCGTGAGTTAATGAAAACCGACTTAGACCGTGCTGAAAAATATGTGGAGTCCCATTCCGACGAACTGCAGCTTGAGAGTGCGGTTAACTCAACGCTTGAGCACCTGCAACGCACCCGTGCATACCGTAAGTTCCTCAATAGTGTTGAGGGGGCCAAGGACATGAGCAAAGAAGACCGCGAAGCCGAGCTTAAAGAAGTCAAACAGATGGAAGTTGAGTACGTTCAGTGGGTTCGTGAAGCTAAGGCTGAGTTGCGCAAAGTTCAGTAGACTCGCCAGACCCGAGCGCCGTACCGCCCGTACTCACAACGGGCGCGTACGATTAACTGGATGCGTAGCTCGTTAGCCGGTTCTCGTAGAACATTGGCTACCTGTGTTGGCGTAGCCGTAGTAGGGATAAAGAAGGACGCATCTCGGCCTAGCTCCTGCCATTGGATAAAGTATTGCACCCCGTGAAGGGTGACAACCCGTATATCCTTAGGGGGCGTCGGCTCCGAAGTCTCGAGAGAATGCCGTTTCGTCGATGCCAATTGCGTCTCCATCAAATACATAGCATCGAACCGCAATGCCACTTAGCCCACCTACCGCACCAGCCCCAATTCGAGTGGGGTGCGACTTACCATCATGCTTGAGGTAGTTAGCCTTATGTAGTTGGGCAAGACTCTCCTTAACATCAACCTGACGCAGTGAAAAGTATTTGCGCAACTCTGGAACTGGAATCGCAAGCGCTCGAGCATCGGGATCATAGCGCATACGCAATGGGCCTTTGGGAGCCATAGCTGGACGCTCGGGCAAACCGCCTTTGGGCGTATAGGCAGCAACCAAAGCGTTGTTAACATTCTCGTTGATGAACGCAGCCAAAGTCTCCTGTGCGATTGTCAGTGGGTCGCCTACATCGTTACGGTTTGCTATGCGCACTTCTTCTACCAACTTGAGTGCGTAATCGTAGATACGCGGTATCTCGATCTGGTGCAGCCCCAGCTTTTCGGAGATCAGCGCCCCAACAAAGGCACATGCCAATATGCACGAATAGAAACGGTCTACCTGATCTAACTTAAGCTTTTCATCTATCTTGGCCTGCATCCGCACCAGCAATAATTTGACTGATTCAAGGTTATTGATAACGTACTGTATAAAGATTGGCCCTGCATGCCCGTAGTTGTTAGCCAGCTTAGAAAACACGGCGTCAATCTCAGTCTTGCCTGCGCCGGTGTATTTAGGTACGGCAATCTCCAAGACCCGGCGAAGCTCCCCATCCGGGGTACTCTTGAATTGCTGCAAGACGTCAACAACAGAGGCATTACCAGAAGTAAGCGTAATGGTGCACCACGTCGTATTATTCACACGCAACTTGTTTGTCTGTGCCTCCATCCGGTGTCTACCGCGCCCCGAGGTGAATCCATAGGCGTAGTCAGACAGCACATCTGGTTTATCGTTTGTAATCTCATCAACAGTAAAGCATATATTGTTCATCATGCCTAGCATGTGCATCTTGGATGCGTATGTGTCAGCCTGCTTCATCAGCAACTCCTCAGGATTCCCAAAGATAGAGTTGACCACCATCTGTGCCGTAGACTTTCCGGAGCCTGAGCCGTTATGTTTCAAGTGAACCATCGCACCTTTAACCGCCGTACCCCCAATAAATTTAAGCAGGGGTGCACCAAAGCCAAAGAACAAAGACAGCGCGTGAGGTTCAAGCCCCTCGCGGTTGTAGAAGTTGGCAATCTTGCTCCACTCTTCTAGTGTGCCCATTGGTTTAAATGACGACGCCAGTTGTCGTGTGCCGCTTGCAGGGGGAGCCAGCTTAGTGCCAGCCGGTGTATATTCCATCTCGCCCACAACAAAGCCAGAGCCGTCAGGAGTCCACCCCATTTGGCTACGGGTTTTATTTGCCGAGTACTGGGCTTGCAGTTTACGTAATGTTGAAGCGAAGTAGGCCATAAGCGCATCCAGTTGTTTACCATAAGCGACCACACCGTTCTTAATCAGTAGGTCACGCATCTTGTCTTTGGTGAACAGCACAGTCACCGGAGTAAAAAACCTGCGCATGCCGTCTTGCTTCATGTGTAGGTTAATCCCCACTAACTCGCCATCACCATTCCCATGCTCATCAGAATCAAAAAAGCGTTCAGTTAGATATAGGTCATATGGGTAGATTTCAATCTCTCGTTCTTCTCCATCGGGCGTGCGGTCTTTCTTAAACACCCCGCCATTTACGCCCCGAAAGTACGGAAACGGATACGCTGGGATAGATACATGTAGGGGAGGTGTTGTCTCGTCCAGTGGGGTCTCAATGATGTATTGGTCATCGGTAATCGGAGCCTCGTCCACAACACGTCCCAGCAGTAGGGGGGTAGTTATATTGTGCCTACACCCCTTGCACTTTTCGGAGTTATTCTCCCGATACCACTCGCAGGTATACGGGCCCTTGGTGTCAGCGGCTTTATCTTCTGTATCTGTTGGAGAATACCCCGGATACGCTTTAGAAATCTTATGGATAGCTGCTGCCCCGTCTTCGCACCGGATGGCAATAGACAGGGCGGCTCTCCAAAGCGGCTCCTCTAGCGTAGCTGCCTCAGTTACAGCATGCTTAATCTGTGCGCAGCCTATATCTTTCAAACTACGCCTAACGATACGGCTGAAGTCGCACTTGGGGTAGTCGGTGCCGCCCACGTTTTTGGATGTCTCATCCAGCCCAAACTGTTTAGCTGCGCTCAGGTCTACTGCCGGAGCCGGTAAGTGTTTTATAAAATCGGCAAGTGGTGTTGGGTGCCCCGCAGAGATAATCTGCACGGATCTAGGCACCTCAAGCTTAAAGTTATGTGTGCCGGGGATGCGTAAAATACGCGCAGCATCCGCAGTCACCGCCGGGTCAGCAAATAGCTTGTGTTGAGCGCACAAACGCTTTAAGGATTTTGCATGGCGCACCCATTCGGATGCGGCTATGTCTTCAGTCAGGGGCCAATAAACATGAAGGCCACCACCCGAGTTAACTAGAGTAGGGCTTGGTAAATTAGTTGCTTGGATAAATATGGACAGCGCTTGAGCCGCAGCGGGTTGGTCAGCGTATGGCTTACCAGTACCGCAATCCAGATCGAGGTAAAACGATTTTAGGAATGCTGCGTTCTCTGCTTTGCGACTTGTATTGTCGTTGAATGTGGCTAATGCAAAATAAGCATCCACACCCTGCGAATCCGTACCCGAGCCAACTTCTTCTACCGCTTCAATCGTTGTTTGAAACGACTGTTTAACGACGTCTAACCGAATACCCACAGTGCAGTACACGCCCTGCGTAGATAAAACGGATTTGAGAAAGTCAGTCACAGAACCTCACGAGGTTGCCGAAAAAAAGAGGCGGGGGGACTAGCCCACCGCCCCGAGGGGGTTGATTACTTACGCTTAGACAAGCGTAGGATAATCTTTGGCATTAGCGCCAGATGGCGGGGGCGAGGCACTGTCCTACCGGTAATCCAGTTGTACGCCGTTGCGCGAGTCACCCCGAGCATGTCAGCGAGATCCGCAATGGGTACACCTTTGTCGATGCAGGTATTGGCAAGGGTTAAGACTACCCCCACCCGAACTGCACTTTCAACTTTTTGTAGGAACAGGGAGTCGTACCCCCGCAATCTATTACGCATCTTCGTCAGTGGCCCAGTCGTTTAGGATGTCTGACACGTTCTTAGACGCGGCAGGTGCTTCAGCCTTAGGTTTGCTTGTGCGCTTGATCGGCTCTGCTACTGGCGCAGCAGCCTCAACAAACGATGAAGGCAACGCAGGCATTGCGCCATCAGACCTAGACGGAACCATCTTCAACTCAATAGCCTGACGCGCATCTTCTGTCTGACTCTGTGTCTTACCCAACTCCCACTCGTCTTTGGACAAGGGGCGCACGGCACGGAACTTCAGCACTGGCACTGCCTCAGCGGTATCAAAACGGGCTTCAGTAACGATGCCTGTGATAGGGATACCGTGACCGGACAAGAACTTACCAAACGCTTGCAGAGGCATCTTCTCGCCCTCGGCACGACCGAAGTAAGACTTAGCTGGGACTGACAGACGATAGATGTTCCCACCGATGTCGTTCTCTAATGCCACAGCCAAACGCTTGCTATAACGGCATGCACGAGCCTTACCATCCCCAGAGCCTTCGATGTTCTGAGGGCAGGTAGCGCACGAAGCGCTTTGAGGGGCGGGTACTTCGGAATTAGGCACGACACCTTCGGCAGACCAGCAGGAAGGCCGAACATCTTTACCTTCTTCGTATTTCTCCGTATAGAACGTGCGAGTCACGCCCTTGCCTGATGCGATCACCACGAAGTTCATTGCGCGTTCTTCATTCTTGGCAACTTCTTCGCCGCCTACGATCATGCGCCATACGCCGCCCTTGATCGAGATGGCCTTGCCGCCAGAACTACCGGCAATATCTCTGGTAGTGGCATCAGATGCCTCACGCAGATAGTCAGGGATAACGGAGCCAGATTTGAAAAGTGTCATATTACTCATTTTGATTTCCTTTAATGGGAGGTTACTTGGATGAACGGCGAACCGTGATCGAGTATTTCGACTCGATATTTACACCAGCGGGCATGCTGTCTGGGTTCTCTTTGACGAACTGCGAGAAGTTTCCTTGCGCAATACGACGTTCGAGTAAGTCAGGGGCATCATGCTCACGGATGAACTTGTACATACTGTCCCAGTCGCTGGTCCAGTATCGTGTCTTTACGGATCGTGTGAACGACCCGAATGTAGTCTTGCCACCGTCCTGTCCGGTGGACTTGCAGATTTCAAGTAGCTCATCCTCGACCGCATCTAACTGCTGATCCAGCACTGCTAACTCCTCTTCCATCTGCCTGCGTTTTGTTTCTTTGGCGTCACGTATTTTTATGTATACCTGCACCAACTTGCTTGCGTCACTCATGATTTACCTTTTTGATTTGCGTTGAACGAATTGAAATTATACACTGTCAAACTTGGTCGTCAAGCACTTGTTTGTATAAATCTACTAAACTTTGGTGCAGGTCTATTTTATTTTGCAGCATGGCATACATGCGTCGCTCAACAGGGCTACCTTGTAGGTGCGTAACCGTAACGTGGTTTACCTGCCCTGCGCGGTGTGCGCGGGAGTTAGCTTGCAGATAGATTTCGGTAGAGCTTACTGGGCCCCACCAGACAACTTGGTCTGCTCGTGTGAGCGTGATGCCGTGCGCCGTAGCTTGAGGTACTAGCAGTAGTATGCGTGGGTCGTCCTCTGTTTGGAATTGTTTAATGATCTCTGCACGTTTGTTAGCCGGTACACCACCGTGGATGGTTTGCACCGTGTAGCCTTCTTTGAGTAGAGTATTCTCCACCATGATTAGCGTATGTCTATATGGGATAAACACCAATACCTTGTGGTCAGTTTGCTCAATGACGTTCAGTAGCTCACGCATGCGATTGGATACATCGAACTCAACTACGCTCTTATCATCCGTATAAACCGCACCTTGCGAAACTTGCAAAAGTTTGTTAAGCATTGCGGCAGCGTTGACTGCCGTGATCTCTGACCCTGCGGCGATGGTCATCATTTGTTTGCGCAAAGCGTCATAGTACTTATTCTGCTGCGGCGTTAGCGGAACCTCTCTGGTTGCGTACAGCAGGTCAGGCAAGTCAAGGCACTCCGCTTTGGTGTATCTGATAGCCGGTTGGAGTACTTGGTGCACTACCTGCTGGGCATCTTGTTTGGGCACCCACTTGTACTGCGTGAGTTTAAGCATCACCTTGTCTCGGAACGCACCAAAGAATCTAGGCACCGAGTTGGGAGCCACGAGCTTAGCCAACCCATACGCATCAAGCGGTGATTGCGATGCCGGTGTACCCGTCATAAGCCATAGGCGTGTAGTAGGCTTAACCAATGCGGCGAGGCACTTCCACCTATCCGTCTGCACGCTCTTGATGGCATTGGCTTCGTCAACAATGATGAGGTCAAACTTGCCCTCGTCTAACTCTTTTGTGATGACCTTTACGCCGTCAAAGTTTATGATGACAAACTCGTAGTCACCCGCAATAACTTTCTGGCGTTGCTTGCGCGTGCCCTGTGCAATCGCTACCGTGCGGTGCATAACCGTCTTGAATAAATCAGAGCGCCACGCAGTGTCCATGATGGACACAGGGCACACGACCAGTACCCGTTTGATACGCCCTTGGTTCATCAAGTAGTCAGCCGCCCATGCTGCCGCACCGGTTTTGCCTGTGCCCGCTTCGTTAAATACAAAACACCGTGGGTGTAGCGTTAAGAATTCTGCGGTGGTGCGTTGGTGGTTGAACGGCGTAAACATGCCGGGCCAGTCATACCGGCCCAAGATGGGGCTAGGCACTTCCTTGATACCTAGATTGCGTAGGAGTTGCACCTCGTCGTAGTCCCAGTTAACGAGCACTTGGTCTATGTCGCCGTTGCTGGCAATTAGTTTGCTCTTGGGGATAATGGCAGTGATTTGGCTGGCCTTGCGTGTATTAAACAGCAATGCCTTGTTATCAATTATTTGCATATAAATTTGAATAGAGGTGACAAAAATAGCCCAGTAGCACTGCTACTGGGCAAACCCATTACTGGGGAGGAGAAAAGCAACGAAACAACTTAGCAACTGCAGCCACTAAGTGTTTTTATCTTACATTATTTTTTACGCTCTCGCTTAGAAATTTGTGACTTCATCGCACCAGTTTTAGTGCGGGAAAAGCTTGTGTTTTCTGATTGCGGTGCGGCACGAAGGTTGCCTAGGTTAGATTTACCACCCTTGGACATAGCCTTCTTATGGTCTACATCTACGGTGTCCGGCAGATCGCCGTTAGCCTTCTCGTATGCGCGTCTTGCTTTGTGCCTCTCAGATTGAGCGGCAAGCTGTTTTGGTGTGCCCTGATAGCGCTCATACTCCATTTTGTAATTGCGTGGTTTTTTATCAGCCATTGTAATTCTCACAAGTAGAAACTGGGCAAAACTTGCAGAGGGCAGAGCTCCTAGGGTTCCACACCCCATGCACAACTGCGGACTCTATTGCACCGGCCCTGCCAGCCCATTTAGACAGGATTTCCGGTAGCTGACTACGAGTGTACTCAGACTTAATTACATCGCCAACCACAACAAACAACAGCGCACCCTTGACCGTATGCACATCGGGGTGGTGAATCATGACCATAGCCGCCATGAGTTCTAACTGAGCGCTGTCTGCGTACCGGCTTGACTTGCCCGTTTTGTAGTCAGCCACCCTAGCAATACCCTTATCGTGGTTGATTGCCAAATAGTCAGGGATTCCTCGAAACCAAACATCCTTGTCAAAGAACCCACACGGTGTAAAGTTTGCACGGATGCCTAACTTTTCTTCACATCGAATGTCGCCTTTGAACTCGGCAAGGGGTTCCACAAACGGCTTATATACCGCAAGCGTAGCAGGGAGCGGTTTCTTATCCCGCACATACTCCTCAAACGCCTTGTGCACGGCAGTGCCGTACATGGTTGCTTCAGTGTCTTTAGATTTGAACTTTTTTAGTATCTTGACTTCGTGGTATCTGCGTGGACAGCCTTCGTAGTCTTTGATACCTGAATAGGAATGTGTTAGTGCCATAGAAAGAACTGGGTTTGTTTTTGCAAGCCCTAGTGTACCAATCAACAGTCCCCATAGGAAGCCCCTACGCCCGATTCGCAAGCCAACGGTAGTGTTTGTGCCCATTTTGGTCGCCATGACATGCACTCCTCAACGTATTTTTGTGCTTCATCTTTTTCCTCAATCGGTGCAATACATGCCACGCTATCATGGACTGTCAACACCACTTTGTACTTCTTGCCGATTTTTAGCATCTGCTCCGCTACGACCTGCCTTGCTACGGCTTGACAGATGTTCTCCACGCAGTTGTGAACTACAAAGGGTTCCGAATGACCTCGGACCATGAAGCGCGATCGGGGTCCGGCGTTGAGGATGTCATAGACAGCCTCCGGTGCCACCGAAACGCGAGCGTCGATCTCGAAATACCCGTTACCGCATGTGCTTTCCCCAAGTCCACCGGCAGTGCCCCCCTGCGGTTGGCTGCTTGTACCGCCATCGACACCCATCGGCAGTTCTCTGGGGTATACGAACCGTTGTTGTCCCGTCGATCCAGCGTCAACCCCGGAGCGTAAGTTGGCCCCATGTCGGCCCAGAACGCCTCGAAAGACTGTTGCCACGCCGCGCATACAGTAACCCCACGCGCCCCGTAGTTGCGCCATGCCTGATGTGATGACAGTCGGCACCGATCGCGCATCGACCTCCACACCCAATACGCGGGGTGCTTGGACATTGCATGCGTCTGGTTCTTTGTGCCCACCTTGCACCCGCATGAGGGGTGCCCCCCACGCTTTGCGTACTTCTCCGTGTCGCCGACCGTCCGAACCACACTGGCCCCGCACTGACACTGGAACCCCCACAGCGCCCGACGCCCGTTCGATCCCACATACTGAGTCGCCGTCAGGTAACCGAACTTTTGCCCTGCGTAGTCCTTCGCACGATGATGCACTTTGCCACTCCTTTTCGGTTAGAACCTGATGCTCTGGGGTCATTCGGACCCCATCAACTACGATGGTATGCTTTTCACCTTGGTATGTCAACCCGCCATGTTGCACCCATTCAACACCGTCCCAGACTCGGTCCTCCAACTGCACAGAGGCAATGGTAATCCAGCCTCGGGGGGTAAGGACTTGCGTGTCAGCAGCCAAACACTTCCCGCCGTAGATATATACGGGCAAACCCTTAGAGAAGTATCGCCATTGGTCTTTGCCAGTTTTTTCATCCGCTACTTTGGCTAAGCCGGGGTACTGGATAAACAACCCACTAGGCAGAGTCAACCCCTCGCCCGGAACAGCGTGTATAAGCCCCTGCTCGTCCACCTGAAACCCGTTGCCTGTACGCAACGCAATCAACGCTTCATCGGCTTTGCGCCACAGTTCTGGAATCTTGTAGTACGTGTTCCGGTACGTATCAATGATGCGTCTTGCCTCAACCTCCGTAACATCTACCCCAGCCTGCATTTTTAGGAATAGCTGAAGCTTCTTATGACCGACGCCGTAGCCTGCGCCCAAGACCACGGTTTTTCCTACCTGACGCTGGCTTGCATTGCCTGTTGTAACCGCCTCTGGCGGTATCTGATAAATCTGACTAGCCATCAGGCGGTACACATCCTTCTTATCTGCGAACGCTTGTATCAAGTCTTGTTGTCCCGCAAGCCACGCTAAAACCCGAGCTTCAATTTGTGAGGAGTCGCAGTCAATCACAACGTAACCCTCGGGGGCTTTGATGGCATTCTTGATCTTGCCTGCGTTATCACCGCGTGACGGCAAGTTCTGCAGGTTTACAGAGTCTTGACCAGACCAACGACCAGAGTGTGCCCCGTAGTAACGCAGAGGTACAGGAAACTTGCCTCGAGTAGACATACCAATAAAGCGCTCAGTGCGAGTTTCCTCAATTGTCGTCTTGTTTCCAAGGCGTGCGGCAACAAGCATTTGGACTCGTTCATCAGGGTGCTCCTCTAGGGCTTTAAATTCTTCGTCGGTTTTGGCAAATGCGTATGCCTGCTTACCAGTGCGGGCACTGATTTTAAGTGGCGGCACTACATCGTAGTGCTCCAGCACGATGGCAAACTTCTCATTAGACATCAGCAATTTCTTAATGCCGCCCATGCCCTCACTAAAGATTGTGTGCACGTACTCGGGCTCGGCATCTGCCAGCATCATGTCCCGCACCGATTCAAGCAGCGACTCCTTGCGGTCTTTCACATCCTCTAGGTGGTCGATCAGTAGCTTCCTGTCTAGCTCTAGCACCGGCTCAATGAACATGCGCAAAGTCATGTCAATCAGTTTCAGTTCTTGTTTTGGGAAACCCATCGCCGTGTACATGTTGAACAGCTTGTACGTTAACTCTGTGTCGTTGATGCAGTACTCAGCGTAGCGTGCCAACTCCTCGGCAGAGAAGTCAGCGTAGTGCTTGCCCTTCGCATTCAATACCGCGTCACCCTTGACACCGACCCCCATGCGTTCAGCTTGTTTGGCAAGGCCGTGCCCCTTCTCATGCGGAAACAAAGCGCGGGACATACCGAGTGTGTCAAACCAAGCCATAGGGTTCACGCCATACAGCCAGTTGAGAACAGCACCATCGAACGCAGTGTTCTGTGCAACCACCATCGCATCAGACCAGTCGAACTCTTTCAGTATCCGTTCCACTTGCGGTTTGGGATACCAAACAGTTTCACCATCGTCCACCTTGATTGCAATGCCAATCATCTCAAACTGAGGCGACCGCACATACTCCTCGGTAGGAATCTTGGTCAGGGAATACTCAGTTGAGTAGAAGCACTCTAAATCTAAAACCACTAACTTTGGCACAGGCACTCCTTTATTACGTTTTCTAAATGGTCGTAGTTTGTTTCGTTAACAATGAGGGTATACCCACCACAAGCGTTAATCATCTGCAAATTCTTGAGTTGCAAAGCAGTTGCCTGCCCCTTGCCTGCCTTGGCTTCGATAGCCACGAAGTGTCCGTTGACACAGCACAAGAAGTCAGGGACTCCACTGTTGCCAAAACCAGTACCAATAGGCATGGCGTAGTAAATGCCGTGGGCTTTCAAGATCGCTTTGATCTTGGCTTTAACTTTTGCTTCAGGTGTTGCTGCCATATATCATGCTCCTCCAAACCGACACGGACGGCATATGATTATGCGACTTAGTGGGTGTTGTGTATCCGTTGTGTGCCACCCACCCAAGGGTTTGCAGCGTGCGAACACCGGACACCCAGACGTTTGGGTGTAGCGCAGGGGGGCGGAACAACAAGTTCTTACCGCAGTATTCTTTGAACTCATCCCCAAGTACCAGTTGTTTAGTTGTTAGTAACTTTTCAGCAAGTTCTAAGTAGCGTTGCACAAACTCGGGGTGTAGTTTGCTGGCTTTGCCCCAACACTTATCTGCCAGTGCCAAGGCACCCGTCATTCGATCAGTTTCCATTTTCAGTTACCTCAATTAGTTTAGCTAAATAGTGTTGGGCTTTCTTCAGGTCATCGACCCCGCCCTTGACTTCCCATCGGGAAATGTATTTCACGATGTTGCCCTCGAGATACCCTAGCTTGTTTGCAATGATGTAATCCCAAGGTTGGATGGCCTTGTCTTTGTAGTGCGTGCCTGCAACTTGCACGTCGTTTGCTAACTCAACGGTCATTTATTTTCTCCGGTTGTTTAAATACTTCGTAATACCTACGGGGTTTTGTTCCCAACACCTTGCGCAACCATTCGGCTCCACCCGCTTCCTTGAACTTCGTCCACTCGCTGTCCGACAGGCGCATCTGCCTTGGCTTTAGCGGCTCCGGTGGTCTTGGTCTTGGCATGGCTCAGGAATCCTTCGTGTTTGTTAGGTTGTGGTTTTTCTTTGGCTCGTGTGTAGACACCAAACGATTTGTAATCTATGCCGTTCTTGTCCATTACTGTCCCTGCGCTATTGCGGGTACGGAAATGTGTGTCGGTTAGAAAGATGCTAGGTCGTGGGTCTTCCTTCCAGTGGAAGGGGCATAAGTTAGTTGGTGTCACTTCTTCATCTCCCGCACAAAAGCCGCATAGCTGGATGCAGTATCTCCAAAGGGTAACTTAGCCAACGCCGTAGCCACCTCTTCCAGCACATCGTTGCGACGTATGTATTCTGGTGGACACACAGCTAACGCACAGGCAGCTTGAAGCTTGTCGTAGTGCAAGCTCCATTGGGCAAGCGCATCTGCCGCACGCTCTACCCATGCGTCGTTGAGATAGTGTTTATCCTTATGCTGCTTAAGCAAGTAGTCAGTTATTTGCAGTATCGTCATTGTGTTTCCTTTTCAGTTTCCTATATTTTGCCCATGTCGCATTCTCTGTACGCTTGTAGCCTTCCAAACGTAGCTGTCGATAGGCTGAAGCACGATCTTTTGAATTCAGAACAATATGCTCTTCGATGCACGACCAAAGCTCTATTTTCTTGCTGGACATTGCCTACCTTGATCGCAGTGGTTGTTGCAGGGTGGGCAGATGTCTTTGTGCCGCTGGATGTCTGCTGCTGACGCATCTCTGTCAACAAACTCGTCATCGCTAAACCAAGTGCGCAGGATCAACCGCTTGCGCCAGCCGGTCACGGCTTTGATAGCATCAAAGGCTTCGTCTTCAGGTTCTTTAATCATGTTTTTTGCTCCTTAATTTTGCAAACAAGCCAGTTAATAAACATTTGAATTGCTACGCCCAACATAATCAAACAAAAATCACGAATCATGTGTTGCTCCTTGCTCGGATGGCTAATGCCGCCAACTTTGTTACTTCAGATGCATATTCAGGATGTACTGCCAACACATCACACAACTTTGCACACGCCTCACGCTCTTTCTCTGCTATTTGCCATTCA